ATCATTATACCTATTCTCATATCGCTATAAATAGATCGTGTGCTTCATATGAGCCTCTTAAACGAGTTCAGTCTATACACCCTTGCTAATCCTATTAGTCTCAAATTCTGCTCTTCATATGAATTGAGACTATAATTAGAGAGTTATAATCTTATTGCTGTGTCAATTCCCTATTATATAATATATAATTAACCAAAGTAAATCTTCTGCCACGGGATAATAAATGAGCGTTGCCTGGTTAACATCAGTAATAGATTGGGACACCTGCAAACTTCAATTTGAAGTGTTGGGTGACTCACTCGAACGCGTGGCAGAAACACACAGTCTCTCTCCTGAGGCTGTCCGAAGAGTAGCAACCGAAGAAAACTGGAAGCCCATAAACCCTGATACAACCTCACTGCAAGAGATGACTTCGTACTTGGCAGATGTCCGCAGATCCCTCCAAGTGAAGCTCGACCTTGCATCATTGTACCGTGAGATCGAATTATTTCCTAAGGTAACCGAAATAGAGGATACCTTGGTCGAAAAGATTCGGGTTGCGCTGAACAATGTGGACACCACTGATCCACGCTCAGCCGGGGCCCTGCGCGCGTTGGGCCAGACGTTATATTCTATTGCAGAGCGTAAGAACAAATACTCCGTTGATGATGAGCTTGGCCAAGATGATACAACATACACGGTTGAGATTGTCAGCGCGGCTGATAAGGCCATCAGTACAGCAACGAGAGTGGCTACAATTCCGGCCAAAGCAGCTCAGCGTTAATGCCGGCTTTGCAGATACCGGAGCTTCTGGCTCCAGTGCTTGGTACTGACTCGAGACTGATTGTGATAATTGGAGGTCGAGGGTCCGGCAAGTCAGAAGGCTTGGGTCGTATGACCCTGATGAAGTCTCAGACGGAGAAAGCTGACATATTATGTGGTCGGGAGTTTCAGAACTCGATCGAAGACTCGGTCCATAAGCTTCTCAAGGGTCTCATTGGCAAGATGGACCTTAGAGGGTTCCGGGTTACTGATAAGAAGATTGACTGCCGCGGCGGTGGCGGTTTTAGATTTAAGGGATTTGCCCGGAACTCGGGCGCAATAAAGTCTGCACAGGACTTTAAATACAGTTGGATCGAGGAGGCTCAGGACCTTAGCCAAAAATCTATAGATGATCTCCTGCCAACCATACGCGCGGCGGGATCACAACTCTACTTTACGGCTAATCCTCAGTCTTCCGCCGATCCATTCAGCAAGCGGTTTATCGTTCCATACCTTGATGCTCTTAACACTCAAGGTTTTTACCAAGATGACATGCATCTGATCATCAAGATGAATCATCGCGATAACCCCTGGTTTCCAATTGAGCTAGAACAGCAGCGGATATGGGATTTCGAAAATATGTCACGAGCTAAGTACGATCACGTGTGGGAGGGAGAGTTCAACGATTCAGTTGAAGACGCCCTGATCACTGCGGATTGGTTCGATGCATGTGTCGATGCTCATATCAAATTGGGATTCGAAGCGAGAGGCCTGATAATGGCATCACACGACCCCTCTGACGAAGGAGAGGACACCAAGGGCTTTGCTATACGGCATGGCTCTGTTGTCACACACGTCGAGGAGCGGGCGACCGGTAACATCAATGACGGTTGTGACTGGGCTACTGGGCTGGCCCTGAACAACAATGTTGATGCCTTTACTTGGGACTGTGATGGCCTGGGTGCAGGACTGTTACGGCAGGTCAATCAAGCGTTTGATGGAAAGCACACAAAGATCGCGGCCTTCAAAGGATCTGAGGGAGCTGACCTGCCTGAAGCAGTCTTTGAGTACGAAGAGCACCAATACTCTAATGAGGCTCAACTGCCAAAGACCAATAAGCAGGCGCTGAAGAACAAGAGGGCCCAGTACTACTGGGAGCTCCGTAAGCGCGTCCTTAATACTTACAACGCGGTTGAGCGTGGGCTATACTGTGATCCTGACAAGATGATCAGCTTCTCCTCTGAAATGCCTCTGCTGAGTGCACTAAGATCAGAGGTCTGCCGGATTCCAGTGAAGCCAAACTCTAATGGTATGTTTGAGTTGTACACAAAAGTGGACATGAAGACCAAGTTCAAAATTAAGTCGCCTAACTTGGCCGACTCGATTATGATGTTGATGAGACAACCACACGTCATGACTGTAGCGTCAAGCGGAATGCCACAAGCTCGCCGACCAATGGGGAGACAATAATGTTTGAGGGCTTATTTGGAACACAGACTCCTGAGGAGGCGCAGGCACAAGCTGAGAAGGAAGCTCAGCTTGGCTACCCTGTGCCAGGCCTTGCGGAGCCCTCAGTGAATCCAATTGATGCTTTGGCCGGAGGGTTGACAGCAATACCCAAAGGTCTGACAGCCGCCTTTGCTGACACTGGCATTGACCTGTTCATGGGCATGGCTATGGAAGCTGCGGAGAACCAAGAAACCCTTAAGGCCATGTTCATTGGCAAGAAGGGTATGAAGTCAATGGGCATTGATGTAAGTAAAGATCTTGCAGGTCAGTTCACGAACTTAGTTGATGGTATGGCCCGTAAAGAGATAGCTGATCCTAGGTTGCGCAAAGAAGGAGTTGGAGATATTTGGGACTCCTCAAAGTTAAGTGATCTTGCTCCTACTGATGACATGTACAAAGCTTATCCAGAGTTGCAAGATAGGACTGTGCTACCTGTGCATGGAGAGACGGGAGAGTTTGATCCTATAAGTATGCTCACCCAGATCGGAGCTGATCAAGGTATTGAGGCCCAAACTAAGCAGCTCGTTCATGAGGTACAGCATGCTATTCAACAGTTAGAAGGGTTCCCAACTGGCTCTAATCCAGGTAATGAACGCTGGGCTCGCACTGTGGCCAGTTTGCAGGATGCCATAGTAAAAGCGGATAATGAGATATACGACATAAGGGACGCTTTACCGAGAGATCGTATGAGCTCGCCGGAGATACAAGCCCTTGAGCAGGTACAAGAAGTGGCGATGCAGCAGCTACGAGTTATTAATCCGTCTGATAACTTTGACAATTACGTAAGGTCAATGGGTGAGGTTGAAGCGCGGGACGCTGGCATGAGAATGGATATGTCTCCTGAGGACCGAGCTAGAACTCAACCAGGAGCTACACCTGATCCACAGTACCAAGATAAGCCTTATAAGATGGAACACATGATTAGAGGTCTAGGAGACAATTAATGCTGACTCTTGAAGAATTGAAGGAAATGCACGATAAGGCCTATAACGCGAATCAGACTACGCGGGAACGTGCCTGTGACGATATGGTCTTTCACTGGATTACGCAGTGGGATGACGGAATTCTTGATGAGACCCAGCTGTCCTATCGTGGAGAGTTTGATATTCTACGTAAGGCGACTCGTGGAATCTTAACTGATCTGGATAATAACCCAGTTCAGGTTGACTTCGTCCCAGAAGCTGAAGACGCAGACGATACCGCCGACCTCTTGGACGGAATGTATCGGGCGGACACCCACCACAATCTAAGTGTTGAAGCCTTCATGAACGCAGACTCTGAAGCTGTCGTCTGTGGCATGGGTGCATGGCAATTTTATACAGAGTATGAGTCCCTTAAGAACTCGAGTAACAACCAAGCGATCCGTCGTAGCCCGATTCATGAGGCTAACTCACGGGTCTTCTTTGATCCTAATGACCATACACTGGATAAGTCTCAATCAGACTATGTCTCAGTACTCACGCCATACTCTGAGGATGGCTATAAGAAGCTTCACGAAGAGCTTACTGGTGAGGAGCTTGAGTTAGTAAATGTCGGGTCTTTCAAGACTCCAGAGATTTCATACACCTTCCCTTGGATCAGTGGGGAGAGTAAGAAGATTTGGATCACCGAGTTTTATCATCGTAAGTTAGTTGAGGATACCCATGTATCTTTTATTGACCCACTAGGGGCTGAAATTACGGTTCTTGGGTCGGAACTCAAGAACTACGAAGATGATCTTATTGAGGAAGGTTATGAGCAAATAGCCGAGAAGGAAATCGAGCGGTACAAAGTCACTCTGTACATTGCAAGTGGCGAGAAGATTCTTGATACTGAAGAGATTCCAGGTGAGATGCTTCCAGTTATTCCGCTCTATGGGGAGTACGCAGTCATTGAAGGTGAGGAGCACTATGAAGGTGTTACTCGTCTAGCTAAAGATCCACAACGTCTACATAACTTTCAGATGAGCTTCTTGGCTGACATTGCAGCACGGTCGCCCAGAGAGAAGCCTATCTTCTATCCTGAGCAAGTTGCAGGGTACGAGCATATGTATAGCGAGTCGGGTGCTGACAATAACTTTCCGTATGTTCTTGTCAATCGTAAAGGAGCTGATGGCGCTCCAATACCGCCTATGCCTATTGGAGTCTTATCGGCCCCAGCTGTGCCACAAGCCTTGGTTGCTTCATTATCACTCTCGCGTCAAGCGGTTGAAGATGTTGCGAATCCAGGTGTGCCTGAGAAGATGCCAGACAGAGACGTGTCTGGTAAGGCTATCTCATTACTTCAGTCTCGTATTGATATGCAATCAGCCGTCTACCAGAAGAACCGTAAGCATGCACGTCGTCGTGATGGCGATGTCTATGCAAGCATGGCGGCAGCAATCTACGATGTGCCTAGAACAGTAGAGACCATGAAGGCTGATGGCTCAAGGGCTAAAGTTCAGACCATGGAGACGGTGTTTGATAAAGAGAAGAACGAGTTTGTCACTTTACGGGACATCAACAACGCTGAGTTCAAGGTGTATTCCAAGATCAGTGCAAGTTATGCATCACAGAAGGAACAGACTCTTACTGAGCTAAACCTCATGATGCAAGGCCTACCTCCTGGAGACCCAATGCGTAATATTCTTATGCTGAAGTCACTCAGGCTGGTGGATGGTATTGAGTTTGATGACGTCCGTGAGTATGCTAACAAGCAATTGTTGGCTCTTGGCGTCAGAAAGCCTGAAACTCCAGAAGAAGAAGCTGAGGTTGAGGCAGCCAAGGAAGCTAATAATCAGCCTAAAGCTGAGATGGTTCTTGCACAGGCTGAGATGCTTAAAGGTCAAGCAGCACTTAAAGCCGCAGGAGTTAAAGAAGCTGCAGCGCGGGCTAATGTAGCTAAGGACCAAGCGGGAGTTCAGATTGACGGCTTCAATGCACAGACCAAGAGGTTTGATTCTCAGGTTGATGCGCAGGTTGCAGGAGCTAAGATTGATAAAACTAAGGCAGAGTCCTTTGGTGAT